TTATAAAGTTTAAAATCAGGATAACGTTCCTCGCCATTCGCTTTATACAAAATATTCCTATTCTGGTCATCGGTAACCCATTCTACTATTAACTTAGCCAAAGGCTCTTTTTTACATATCGCCGCAACACTACTCATATCATCGATAAAATAATCAAAAATAGAACATCCTAGACGAGATAAATCAAAACTGAAATTCGGTTCTAAACGTGGCTTCTTATCATTAAAATAGGGTTCGCAATTATATTGCGTAGCGGCGTCACCTGTCATGTTGAAGCTGTCGCTACATATAACTTTTGACTTATATTTATAAATAGCGCGACCGAAGTCGATAATCTTAAAAACGCGATTATATGTAGGTACGCGGTAGTACTTGCTATTAAAACGATAATATAGGTATTCTTTTTCAGTATATATGAACATTACGTTATTTGTATGTAGGTCATTATGAGTAAATCCAAATAACTTTTGATACGCGATAAGTGTCATAATTATTTGCATAAGAGCTGATCTCCATTCATTTTCTGTCATTTCTTTTTCTTGCATCATAAGAGAATCAAGAGTATTGTCGCATTTTTCCAACATTATTGCCGAAACCGGAAAATTTTTAATTGTTGCCCATAATGTTTCATCGTCTTCATATTCATCATCATCATCATCATCCTCGCCATCATCGGGGCCCACACTGTGTTCATCTACCTCTTCGTCGTTATATTCACCTTCACTTTCGCTGCGAGAGTTATGAGAAATATTTTTTGAATTTTTATTTGAATTTTTATTTGACTTCTTTACATCCATTTCCTGATCTATTTCGTCAAGACATATAATATCATCAATTTCACAATCACTTGCTGAACCGCTATGACTATCATTTGTATATGAAGAACGAGAAGAACAAGAGTCAGAAGTAAATGAATCGCAACTGTCACTATCATTATCATTATTAGTACGAGAATCTTTATTTAGTACAACACTATCTACTCCTTCAACTACACCTACATCACTACCCAATACATCGTCTAACAAAATAGATGACAAGTTATCATCACATTCCACAAGAGATGTTTCTACACTATCGGAAGATACGTTAAATATAGAATTTAGATCGGTGCTAATTTTATCAAAGTCTTCATGAACAATAATGTTATCTGACTCCTCTGTATTTTCATTTGTGCTTATTATAATTTTTTCTTTTTTATTCCTTGTATTTTTTTGTTGTCTATGCGCATAATTTGAATGGTTACCATCGTCATCGGTGTGGATACTTTCGTCATCATCTACGCATTCAACTTCTTCAATCTCAAAAAGAATATTTTTATTTTTATTAAAATAAGGATTCTTATCTAAATAGTCTATATCATCAACTGCATTATAGTAGAATTCTTTTTTAATAGCATTGAAAGAACCATAAAAGTTAAGACCATGAATAAAGTCATGACAGTTTAAAACTTGACTCGATAAGTATGAAAAAAATCCATCAACATATGCTGCATTATTTTTATCATTTGCTTTTATATGCCCTTTTTTTTCAAGCTTTGACAGAACAGGTATATTTAAAACTTCTTCATCAGTATTTAAATTTTCATATTTTCCCGACATGTATTTAACAGGGTCTATCAAAGGGGAAAATTTTATAAAAATAGGTTTATGAATAATTGTTAAAGATTCCGGTTTGCTTTTAAAAACATCTACAACTGCTGCTTGTATATTATTTTTATCAACAACGCCCGATAAAGCAGATACATAAAAACGCTGATTTAAGTTTATAGAGTTATAGTTCGTCTCGTTTAAGTTAAAATAGTTTTCATATATGGGAATATAGTTTTTACTGTTTACTATACCAAGTTCAGATTCTTCTAAAGAAGTAAAGAAGTCGCGAGTGTTAAGTTTTCTATAGTTTAACGAAAATGTACTTTCTCCAAAAATAGGCGGTTCATCGCAAATATCCATCGTCGATTACTTAATTATTTAAATACATATTTTTATTATTTTTTAAACTAATAAAATATAATAAAATATAATAAAAGATAGCACTAAAATATATTGAAGATAAATATGCGTTTGTAAAATTTATATTTTTTAATATATAGTATAAATAAGTAAATATATAGATAATAAATGAGCGTAGGTTTAGAGTTAGCAAAATTTGATATGAGGTCAATTAGTTTTAGACCCGATGAAAATAAAGGGCCTGTTATTGTTCTTATTGGACGTCGCGATACCGGTAAAAGTTTTTTAGTAAAAGATTTAATGTATTACCATCAAGACATTCCGATTGGTACAGTTATATCGGGTACTGAAGCAGGAAACGGTTTCTTTGGAGAGCATGTTCCAAAGTTATTTATTCATGATGCATACAATACTGCAATTATAGAAAATATTTTAAAACGACAAAAAGCCGTATTAAAACAAATGAAAAAGGAGATTGAAGCATATAAAAGAAGCACGATTGACCCTCGCACATTTGTGGTATTAGATGACTGTCTTTTTGATAATAAGTGGACAAAAGATGTAATGATGCGTCTACTATTTATGAACGGACGTCACTGGAAGATTATGTTGGTAATTACGATGCAGTATCCTTTGGGTATTCCACCAAATTTGCGAACAAATATTGACTATGTTTTTATTTTGCGTGAGCCATATATTGGAAATCGTAAAAGAATTTATGAAAACTATGCAGGTATGTTTCCAACATTTGAAAGTTTTTGTCAAGTTATGGATCAGTGTACGGAACACTATGAATGTTTGGTAATTAATAATAATGCAAAGTCGAATAAATTACACGACCAGATTTTTTGGTATAAAGCACAAACGCATGGTCCGTTTAAGCTGGGAGCAAAAGAATTCTGGGAAATGTCTAAGGATATTCATTCAGATGATGATGAAGAACAATACGACCCTGCAAATATTAAACGCAAAGGCCAAGGTCCAAAAATTAAAGTGAATAAAAATAAATGGTAGTGTTTTTTAAAATGCTGAAAATAATGAACTAATAATATTTTTTGAAACTTTACCATATATTTTTTGAATGTTACCTTTATCTTTATCGTTTTCATTTTCTTTTAATATTTCAATAGTGTTGATAACAATAGAATAAGGGAAGCATGGTATATTAAGATGATTTGACAAGAGTATACTTATATAAATACTTTCTGGTCCAAATATAAATTTTTTATTATTATTACTTACTATAGTTTCTTCATTTATTTCATTGCTCGTATTATTACTACGTCCTTGTTTTAATATATTAGTAAGCACATTTTTTATATCATAGTTTTTTATTGTTACAGTATCTTCAATTAAGTAGTTTGTTTTTTTATAAACTAGTTTGCACTCGGCTTCTGTTGGAAAGTAGTTGTCATATTTATAATTTTTATAATCATCGTCTATAATGGTTGACTTGATCTGTATAGTACTTTTATTTTTTAAATAGTTACTATACGTAATTGACAAATCTATAATACATGATGGATTTAACTCATTAATAATTTCTGTCATCTTATGTAGTAATTTTTTTTTATTTTTATAATTAAAGAAGGTGTTGTTCGTTAAAAAATAATAGTTATCATCATATATGTAAATAGTTCCATCTAAAAATTTTATTTTTTTAGTGTATAATTTTATTTTTGCAAATAAGTTTACAATATAGTACTCAATGTATACATTATTTACTATCACAAAAGCATTTTTAATATTTATAAACATTTCATTAAACTGTTTAAAGAATGGTGTTTCATCTTTTATCAAGTCTAGTATCCACATGTTCTCCGATATTTTTGCTGGCTTGTGAGTAAAAATGCTATTTATCCAGTAGTAATCTTTTCCATTTACTCTTGAAGGTGACATAGTCGTAATACTATCATTTCCGATAATATCTAATGAGTATTTTACATTATTGATACTTATTTGAACGTAAGTTTTTATAGGTTTTCCTGTATCATTTTCAAAATAGTAATGGTACCCATTGGGTGTTTTTTCTGAAACAGTATCTTTTGGTATTTTTTCCATTATAACATCAGGATTTCCAATATTATAATTTTTGTAGTCAATATCAATAACGACGTAATTATCCGACATAAGTCCTATTGCATTTTTATTTTTAAATTCACCTTTTATTTTTTTCAATACTTTCTTTGAGTTTGGTATATACTTTTTTCCTAACTCTTTTGAATATATTATATTGTAATTCTTAACATCTAGTCCCATATCTTTTAGTTTATTAAAATCTGTTTTTAGTCTATACACGTATAATGCATTAGATAAGGCTCTATATAGTAAATATGCACATATGATAAAGGCTGCTAAAATAAATAATAAGCAAACTAAACGAATAAATACATTATCGGAGTTAAATGATTTAAAATAGTTACTTACTACATATTGTTTTACCTTTTTATTCATACCAATTAAAAGTAAAATATTATATATTAGTGACATATAATATTTAACGTATAATATTTAAGATGTAATATTTAATAATTTATTTAGATTTTAATATTTTTACCTGTTTTTATATTTTAATTTTCAAAATGCGTCAACTTTGATAACCCATGGTCTGTCTTCTTATCAAGAACAACATTCTCAGCCTCAAACATGCTCCTCTTAATATCATCGACAGTTGCATCCTCGTCCAAACCATCAAAGTTTGAAACATTTGAAATACCAACAAGCTCACCATCCTCGTTAATCGTCTGTGTAAGTTTATTACCAGATTCTTCGGCTTTCTTCATATTCTCTTCAATGGCCTTTTGTCTAGTTTCACGCACACGTTTCTCAAACTCTTGTTTAGCGATATCTTCATTCTTCTTTTTATCAGACATAAGTTGATTGAGCGTTTCCTCCATATATTCAACGCGTCCTGTCTTATATGCCTCTGGGTGAAAAGGAACCCACATACCAACTTGTCCTACATAAATATCATGGTTAGGGTCGACCTCGCGCAACAACTTACAACGAAGTTCGGCTTCGCCTTGTGTAGCAAAAACGCCGCGTACTTTGATACCTCGCGTAGACGTTTGAAACTCATGTTTCTCGCCAAATTTTTGCTCAAGTTCATCCTCATTATTATCCAAAAATGTTTTATAGTCATCACTAACTAGTGTTGCTGATGTTGCGCGAATAGTCTCACCTTCTTCCTTGGTGAACTCCTGAAAATCGGCCATAAGTTTATCAAATGAGAGAGAATACTTGAATGAAAGAAAATTAAGAAACTGTGTAAATTTTTCCATCGACTTTTTATAATCCCATTGCTTAACGAACTGCTCAAATAAAAATTGCTCTTTCTGTTTAATAATGTGTTCTGGTGATACAAATGAAAGACATACAAATTTTTGCCCGGCAATCAGTTTATCTTCCTCCAAAAGATCGACGTATTTGGGATTTTCCTTTCCATCGGGTAAATATTTAGGAGTAACTCCCTTTGGTAAACTATCATGTTGAGACATTATAATATATATTTAATAATAATTTTAAGTTAGTTTAACCATTTATTAATTTTTATATTACGTTTTAATATTATTTTAATATTTTTAATAATATGAAAAATAAATAATACATATTTAAGAGTATGTTTAAAAATATATAAGTTATAAAATATCTAAATATATCGAAAATTATATAATATTTTTTTCTACATTATATTTATAATGTACGGAACACTTGATTTTAGTGAGCTTTTTAAGCGCTTTATTAAGTATATTATTGAAGGTCTTTGCGTTGCTATAGTTGCTTATTCTATACCATCTCGCACTCTTAAATTAGACGAAATTGCTTTGATTTCTCTTGTAGCTGCAGCCACTTTTGCTATTCTTGATGTGTATGTCCCCACTTTAGCCGTTTCTGCAAGAACTGGTGCCGGTTTCGGAATCGGTGCCAACCTTGTTGGTTTCCCCACCCCCCTCAAGCTTTAAATAGTTAAATTTGTTTATAAAATGTTATCATTCACGTGATAATAATACAATATTTATATCATAAACTATTGTATTATTTATAAAATATTGTATTATTTATAAAATATTGTATTATTTATATAGTATTATAAACCGTAACGCATAAATCATAATGATAACTTTAAATAAACTATATATAAATTTAAACTTTATTCAAACTATATTTGTATTATTACTTGCATTATGCCTTATTATTAGTTTTTACATCACATTTGTTACACTATTTACATCAGATAATACACATAATCGTATATTTTCAGTATGGCAATTTCCTATGCTATTTGCAGTGTTAGTTGATACAATTT